CAGCGGTCGCCGGGGTGATGTTCATCCCAGAAGGGGTGGTTAACCGGAAGCGTGAGCTTCTTTTCCCAGTAGTGCTGATGGAGCGGATCCGGAGTGACGGACGTAGTGGGCATCCAGCGGATATTGGGAAATACATCGGCCTCTTCCACAAAGTGCTTCCAGTCTGCCGCCTGATGAGCTCGTATGACGGCTGTGTCATACTCCGTCTGGAGCCATTGGATGCAGTAGTGGTCCGTCATACCCTTGATGTCCAGCTTCCAGCGGTCGAAGCTCTTGAGTTGGCCGCTCACGGGGTCAATGAGCTGCGCGGCTATGTCATTCTGCATCCGGTGAGTTTTGAAGGCAGAGAAGACCGCGTTATTGGTGCGCAGTTCATACAGGAAGCGGTCGGTGATCACCTCCGGGTCTACGCTCTCCGCCAGGCCTTTGGCAGTCGCCAGGTTGAAGAGGCGCAGCGTCTCCTCGAAGATATGGGTCTCTATCTCCGTGTGTACGTCAATCTCCTTGTAGTAGATGGCACGCAGGCCGTACATGAGCGCCTGCGGGCTGAAGGATATGCCATGCTCGGCCCCATCGTTGCGGAAGCCGCTGCCGGTACTGCAGACCGGGCAACTGCACCGGTACTGCCCGTCTAAAAGAAGGGCAAAGGTTCGTCTTTGGACGCCCCGTCCTGCGGGGCTAGGCCGAAAAAACGCTTGAACCGGTCAAAGAACCTGGCACTCTCTTCATTGGTAGGCCGTTGGTTCAGCTGCTCGGCCAGCTGCCGGGCCCGCTCGGCCTTCTCCTGGGCCTCGGCCTCCTGCTGCGCCTTCAGTGCATCGTAGTCATCCGGCTTCTCGACATCGAACGTCTTATACAGGTAGTCGTCGGACATCGGCAGGCCCATCTCCTTGAGTTTGGATACCACGTTGATCTGGACCTGTTTGTCCTGGTACTTCTGCTCCACCCGGACAAACTCTCCGCCTTCGGTGTTCACGCCCATGGCGGAGAATATCTCCGTCATGTCGTAGTTGAGCAGGTCCAGGATGAACTGCACGTCATCGTCGGTTATCTTCAGTTGCTCCTTTGCCTGGACGGTACCCAGGGCCTGCGTCCCGTTGGTGTCGGACTTCGTCGTGAGGGTGTTGCCCAGGACGGCGATGGACATCTCGTCGTTACAGTTGGCCGCAAAGCGCTCATAGAGGTCGTTTGTGCCGCTTTTGCCCTGTGCTTCATGTAACTGCATGCCGGAGCCTTCCGGGTGGATATACACGGCATTTACGCCCTGTTTCCGGGCATCCTCCAACAGGCGCTTCCGTGCCTCTTCGTCTCCGGCCGTGTAGGTGTACTCCCGGATGGGCATGCCGAAGATCTGGCAGAACTGCGCCCAGTCTCCCAGGTTGCCGCGCTTGTAGAGTGCATACGGTGCGCACGTGGCCAGTTTGCCAAGGCCCCTGGGATTATCGCAGATGACCAGGCAGTTGGCGAAGGCATCCAGGGGAATACCATTCACGTCGGTTTCGTACAGAAGCACCTCCCGCTTGACGGGGTCATAGTGCTTGCGGTCGATGAGGTCGAAGGTGATCCATCCCCGCTCATCCCGGCGGAACTGGCAGAGGGTGAAGCCCCAGAGTTTGGAGTTGACCGCCTCCTTGATGAAAGAGCGGAACCAGGGGCTCTTGATCTGCTCGTTCACCTCATCCACCGGCTTGCCGTCCCGCTGGAACTCGAAGCGCTCACGGGCGACGGCGCTCAGTCGTTTGTCGATGATGCCGGAGAGGTGGCCATCGGTGGTGATGATGGAGTGATAGATATCGTAAAGTTCCGTACGGTTGTAGAAATCTATGGCGCTGGCGCTCTCGATAGACGCCATATACCGCATGATATTGAAGTGGAACAGCTCCGGGCTCTGCAGGATGATGGTCGGGTTCTGCTGCCCGGGCATGATATCGCTTGCTCCGGCCGAAGTGATGATCTTTTTTGCGGCGGGCCGGCCGCGTTTTCTGGTCTCTTCCATGGTGGGTAGTTTGCGTTAAAGGTGGGTGGGGCGCAGTTCTTCCGAAGATATCTGCCAGGGGGAATTCTGCGCCAGTTCCTCTTCCGGCAGCCGGGGTGCCCCGGCGATAGTGATCTTTCCGGCGGCGACAGCCTTCAGCCATTCGATAGCTCGGTTGTAACGGTCCTTCCGGACTTCAGACATCTTATAGGGGTTGTGCTGGCAGAAGATGTGATAGATGGCGATGTCGAGCGCCATCATCAGCACCAGCTGATTGCGCTTGCTGCCTTCGGCTCCGAAGATAGCGTCGCAATCATAGAATTTGTCCATGTAGGAGCGCATCTCCTCGATGGCGCGGTCTTCGCAGATCTCGATGATGGCGGAGTCTTCGGTGGGGCTGTCGTGCCTCAGGAGCGCGTCCAGTATCTCCCGGTGGATGCTGGCATCGTAGTCTTCCAGCGTGATAAATTGGCTCATATTGAAACGGTGTTTAATAGGCGTTTAAATGGTTGTCACATCCGGCAGGAACTGTCGATGAGGTCATCCCTGGATATGGTCTCCACGGTGTTCCCGTCAAGGGCTGTCCGGCGGTTGATCTCCGCCACTGCACCCTCTACGCAGTCCGGGCCGTCAGCCGGATAGGGAAGGGTCATCTCGAAGAGCTTGAACTGGTCCAGCAACTCTTTCATGTGCGGGTTATCGGCCTCCTCTTCATTGAAGAGCCAGGCCCCGTTTCGGTCGATGGGTTCCAGGTTGGCTTCGATACGGGAGGCTTTGTCCGTCTTTGGCCGGGCGTCTCCGTTGATGAAGAGACTGTCTCCGCGCCGCTGGTTCTCTTCGCGGATGAGCGGCAGGAACACCTGCTCATAGAAAGGATCCTGCAGGGAGTTGTTTTCCACCACGTAGAAGACCGGCACACGGCCGGCCACCCAGGCCTTGCACTGGTAGAACCAGTCGATGAAGACGGCGTTGGACGGTCGGTCCACGAAAGCCTTCAGGATGTAGTATGTAGTCCGGATCTTGCCCATGAGACAGACGGCCTTCGTAGAGCTGGCCGACTTCCCTTTGTTGGAGGTGGAAGGGTCCCCGTAGCATACCAGGAACTTGAACTTTGAGAGCGCCGGCATCTTGCCCAGGGGGAGGTTCTTGAACACCTTCCCCTCGTGGATGGGATTGTTCATGTATTCTGCCTGGAAGGCGCCGGTGGAGATAGTGGCTTTCACGCGCTCGATATGCTCCTGGCTGTTCTTCTCGGGCCAGCTGCTCTTCCCGTTCTTGTCAACAATGTTCACCACCATGTGCCTGTCAGCCTTGGCTCCCAGCCGGCCGATGACGGTATCCTTTGCGATGAGGTTGCCCTTTGCCAGGATGAGCGTTGGAGCGCTCACCGAACGGGTGGGGATGACGGCCCTTTCGATGAATTCCGTCTTTTTGTCAAGGGTGACGGGATTCCGGCAGTCTTTGTCGGTGTCGTAGTCGTCGATGTCGATGATGTCCGGACGGACGGATTCATTCCTGGTACCACGCGGCGCATTGCCGTAACCGACAGCCAGGAAGGTAAGGCCGCTTCGGGTGACGAAGTTCGACTCTTCCCACTTCGTCAGGGACTGCTGTTCCCCGTAGAAGTCGATAATCCGGCCGTTGTTCTCCAGGTTGGCACGGTAGGGCGCCAGCAGCCGCACAGCTTCATCCTGCGTGGCACTGACCATCAGGAGATAGTGTTTCTTGCCGGTGAGCATCAGGAAGAGTTCCTCCATCATGGAGACGGTGGACTTGGCCAGCTCGCGGGCCCAACTCCAGACCTCGAACCACTCGGCATTCCTGCTGATTCGGTTGATGGCTTCCTTCTGGAAGGGTGCGAAGGGGCAGGAGGCGTAGTTCGGGAAGAAATACGCCATCCATTCTACCGGATGCTTTTCCAGGTCAGCCTTCTTTTTGGCCTTTTCGGCCGCAGTCAGCCTCTCCGGCGGGGTTGCTTTCTTGATGTCGTTCTTGAACTGCTCCCACTCAAGATGAGCTCTTTTTTCTATTTCCTTCATGGCTCAATACTTGGTTTTGAGGAAGGCATCCCACAGGTCTGTGTATTCGATAGCTTTGGCAGCGTCTACTCCGCGCAGCCAGGAGAGGAATGCGATGCCGGCACTCACCAGCTCGCGGATGCCTGATTCGCTCTCGATCTTGTTAATAGAGGCGGCCAGTTTGGCCAGGATGTCCGCTTCTGCGGATGTGGGCGTCCGCTGCCCCTCCTCCCGCTCAAGGATGGCGTCATTGATTCTCTGCACGTGGGCGTACAGATTCTTGAGCGTCTTTTCCTTGCCCACTGACATGGAGGCTTTAAGCTCCGGCCAGCCTTCATCCTTCGCCCACCGGGCGATGGTCTGCCTGGTCGAGCCCACCTTGGCAGCTATCTCCTCAAAGGTGAATTCACCATGCAGGTAGAGCTCCTTCGCAACGGCTTTTTTTTGGGTGTTTTTTAGAGTGGTAGCCATTTGTTAACTTTTTTTTCTGCAAAAATGGCTTCTAGTTGCTTCAGTTGCAATTTTTAAAAATATCCAATACCATTTTTCGTTATCGCACATATCAAATTTTGATATTGCGTAATTCTGAAAATTGCAACTGAGCGCTTTATGGTGCATTTTTGCGTCAAAAGTTTTTGTTAAAAATGAAAACGCCTATGCCTAAAGGTAAATATTTCAATGTCATCGCAGCCGGTAACGGCCGCGCTTCCCTAATGCTGTATGGGGAGATCGGCGGAGATAAAGGCGTCAACCCCGAGCAGATCGTCTCGGAGATGTCCTATCTGTCCCGGGAATATCCGATGATCGACGTGCATATCAACTCCATGGGCGGGGAGGTCTTCGCCGGCATCGCCATTTTCAACGCCCTGAAGGACAGCCCTTCGATGGTCAATATCTACGTGGACGGCCTGGCCGCCTCCGTTGCCGGTGTCATCGCCCTCTGCGGCAAGCCGCTGCACATGTCCCGATTCTCCCGCCTGATGCTTCATAGCGTCTCCGGATCTTGCGCCGGCGGTGCGCGTGAGATGCGTGAATGCGCCGACCTCATCGAAGGCCTGGAGGGTACGCTGGCCGACATGATCAGCAAAAAGTGCGGGATGCCGTCGGAGGAGGTCAAACTGACGTACTTTGACGGGAAGGACCATTGGCTGACTGCTGACGAGGCTGCACGCATCGGCCTGTGCGACGATATCTATGACCTCGATGCCTCCGACACCCTGGGACCGGCCCCGACCAATGAGCAGGTCTATCAGTTTGTCAACAAGGCTGAGCAGAAACAACATTCACAAAATCATATCGAGATGGAATTCATTGACAAGATCAAGGGCCTTGCCCAGTTCAAGGGCCTGAGCGAAGATGCAATCATCGCAAAGGTCAACAGCATGTCCAACGACGCCGCCAAGGTGGATGGTCTGCAGCAGCGGATCAACGCCCTGGAGAACGAGAATGCCGCGCTGAAGCAGTCGGCAACGGACGCCTTCCTCGATCAGGCTGTCTCCGAGGGTCGTATCGCCAAGGAGCAGAAGGATCAGTACCGCAAACTGATGGACGCGGATGCCGCCACCACCCGCGAGCTCATCAACTCCCTGCCGAAGTCGGCTCATCAGGTAACCATCCAGGACGTGCTGAACAGTGCCACCGGTGCCGTCAACGCCACGGACCTGTCCAAGATGTCCTGGGACGAGATCGACAAAGCCGAGCGCCTGGGAGAGCTCAAGGACAAGTTCCCCGAGCTCTACAAGGCCAAGTTCAAGGAGAAGTTCGGCGTCTCCCTGTAGTGTAACCCCTAATCGCTGAAAATACTATGGCAGTACAGAAAGAAATCTGGCAGCGGACCATCATCGAGGGCCTGTTTGCCGACAATACCTTCCTCTCCAAGGCCGTCAATGACGACATGTACGTCAATGAGGGCAAGAAGGTGCACATCCCCAATGCCGGTGCTCCCTCCGGTGTAGTCCTGAACCGCTCCCAGCTTCCGGCCTCCGCTGAGAAGCGCACCGACCTGGATGTGGACTACACCCTGAACGAGCTGACCACCAACCCCATCCTCATTCCCTACGCCGACATGGTCGAGCTCTCCTACAACAAACGGAACAGCGTCATCGACCAGGACCGCAAGCAAATCATCTTCACGGCCGCCGAAGCCCTGCTCAAGGCGTGGCTCCCTGGCGCAGCCAATCGCGTTCAGACCACGGGCCAGGGTGTTGCCGCCTGGACCCCCTCTGCCACCGGTCTGCGTAAGAAGATCACCCCGGCCGACGTCGCTGCGCTGCAGCTCCGGATGAACACCGACAACGTCCCCCTGACGGACCGTTACCTTCTCCTTGATGCCAATATGTACCAGCAGCTGCTGGACGGCATGACCCAGACACAGGCTATCGGCTTCTTCCAGGCAGCCGACGTGAAGCGTGGTGTGATGGGTATGCTCTACGGCTTCGAGGTGATGGTGCGCAGCACCGTCTACCGCTTCGCCGCCGACGGCACCATCAAGGACATCACTGACGAAGGTGCAGCCACCGACCTGGCAGGCGGCCTGGCCTGGCAGCGTGACTCCCTGAGCCGCGCCCTGGGTGAGGTCATCATGTTCGACCGCGTAGACGATCCGCTCTACTACGGTGATGTCTACTCCTTCCTGGTGCGTGTTGGCGGTGCTATCCGCCGCTACGACAAGAAGGGTGTGTACGCCATCGTCACCGACAGCGCCACCGAAGTGACCGGCCTTTCGCTGGATGACACCGACATCGACGTCTCCGTGGCCGGTGAGCAGGAAGTGACCGCCACCGCTACTCCCAGCACCGAGTCCGCCGCTACAAAGTGGGAGGTGATTGATGAGAACATCGCCACCATCGACAAGGCTACCGGAGCATCCGTCACCGTCACCGGTGTGGCTGCCGGACAGACCATCCTCAAGGCTACCAACGGCAAGAAGGAAGTCCTGGCCATCATCACCGTCACCGAGTAGTCGGTAGAAAGTTCAACCGAAGCCGCCTCCGACCCCTCCGGGGGCGGTTTCTTTAAACCGTAAAATCCAATGCTTCCGAGAGTAAAAATCAATTATCAGAACGGTCTGCTTGGTACAGTACCGGAGTCCCAGGACGGCCTGATCGGGCTGCTTGTGCTGGGCGCCGCTGCTGTCTCCACGACGTTCGAGCTGGGCAAGGCCTACCGGCTGGTCCGGCCCGATGACCTGACGGCCCTCGGCATCACTTCCGACAACAACGCCCGTATTGTCGAGCTGGTCGGCCAGTTCTACGCCGAGGCGGAAGAGGGCACGCCCGTGTACCTCATCGGACTGGCAGCCACTTCGATGACCACCGTGCTGGATGTGGACACCGGTTCGATGAAAGCACTGCTGGAGTCTCTGCGGGGTGCTCTCCGCGGGTTGATCGTGGCCTCTGCATCTACTGCGACGGTGATGGTGACGGACGGCCTGGATCCGGACGTGCTCACGGCTATGCCGAAGGCACAGGCCCTGGCCGAATGGGCTGCAGACAACCTGTATGCGCCTATCTTCGTCATCCTGGAAGGCCGTCAGTTCGCATCTGCAGCTGACGCCCCCGACCTGACGGAACTGACCTACAACCGCGTGGGCGTGTTCATCGGTGACGTCGTGGCATCTTCCAAGAATGCAGCCGTCGGAACCCTGGCCGGCCGCATTGCCGCCGCTCCCGTGCAGCGCAATATCGGCCGCGTGGCATCCGGTGCCCTGGCGCCCGTGGAGATGTTCATCGGCGCCGCTCCTGTAGACGAGGCCATGTCGGTAGTGGACGTCCTGTATGCGAAGGGCTATATCTGCCCTCGTATCTACGTGGGTCTCACGGGCTATTACCTGGTGGATGACCACCTGGCAGTGGCTTCTACTGACGACTACGCCCACCTTACCGCCCGCCGGACGGTGGACAAAGCCGCACGTATCGCCTACCTGACGATGCTGCAGTTCCTGCTGGATGAGATCGAGGTGAACTCCGACGGCACCATGCAGCAGCCTGTGCTCAAGAGCTGGCAGGCCGCCGTGGAAGATGCCATCAATGAGCAGATGTCGGCCGCCGGGGAGCTCTCTGTCGTGGACGGCAGTGGCTGCAAGTTCTATATCGACCCGGCCCAGAACGTCCTGGCCACCTCCAAGGTGGAAGGCACGTTGAAGGTGCGTCCTTACGGCTATGCCCGCGAGATCATCGTGAATATCGGTTTCCTCACCAATAACAACTAGTGCCTTATGTTCAACAGTAGAGAATACGAATGGGCAGACGTCACCGTTGTGATGGCTGGCCGAGACGTCACCGGCATCCGTGGTGTAAGCTACACTTCTGCACAGGAGAAGGAGGCGCTCTATGCCAAGGGCAACAAGCCCCACGGTATCCAGCGTGGTAACAAGTCCTACGAGGGCTCCATCCGTCTCCTGCAGTCCGAACTGGACGCACTCAACGCTGCCGCCGGCGGAGATGTGCTGGACGTGAACTTCAACATCATCGTGGCCTACGGCAACCCTTCCAAGGGAGACGTCATCCGCACCGACCTTCTGTCCGGAGTGGAGATCACCTCCGTGCCGAAGGGGCTGAACCAGAATGACAAGTTCATGGAGATCGAGCTGCCCCTGATCATGCTCGATGTCATCGAGAACTACGAATAATGCAGAAGGGGCGGCGCCATACCGCCCCTTCTGTTTAAACACCTGTTAAAAACCATTTAAACGCACA